ATTTAGAGCTTTTGGGCTTTGATAAGGAAGAATTGGATAAACTGCTTGAGCCTGAGCAGATTGAGGGTTTAACGGACGAGGATGCCGTTCCTGAGATACCTGAAGAGCCTAAAACAAAGCCCGGAGACGTTTGGTTGCTGGGTAAACACCGTCTTATGTGTGGAGATAGTACGTCAATCCAGCATTTAGAAACCCTAACCGACGGGCAATTAGTGGATATTTGGTTAACCGACCCACCTTATAACGTGGCTTATGAGGGTAAAACCAAAGATGCGTTAAAAATAGAAAACGATTCTATGAATAACGATGATTTTAGGCAATTCTTGCGGGATGCTTACGTTGCTGCGGATACCGTTATGAAGCCCGGAGCTGTTTTCTATATTTGGCATGCCGATTCTGAAGGGTACAACTTTAGGGGCGCTGCCTTTGATGCTGGATGGAAAGTGCGCCAATGTCTTATTTGGAAGAAGTCATCAATGGTTATGGGACGCCAAGATTACCATTGGAAGCACGAACCCTGTTTATATGGCTGGAAAGAGGGCGCTGGGCATCTTTGGGCAACAGACCGTAAGCAGACTACCATTTTGGAATTCGAGCGTCCTAGCCGTAACGGTGAACACCCAACAATGAAGCCTGTTGCTTTATTTGAATACCAATTGCTTAATAATACAAAAGGTGGCGATATTGTGTTGGATTCCTTTGGTGGAAGCGGAACAACGCTAATTGCAGCCGAAAAGAACGGTCGTTACGCAAGATTGATGGAACTTGACCCAAAATATTGTGATGTCATAATAAAGCGGTGGCAAGAATTTACCGGAAAACAAGCAGTTCATGCCGAAACCGGGCAGGAATTCGGGAAACTGTAAGTATTTGATATAACAAAGGATTCTTTAATAACTTTTAGTTATCTTCCGACTATAAAAAGATGCAAGAACACGAACCAACCGAAAAGACAAGAACTCAGGTGCAACAGGCATCGGGATTAGGGCTGCCACAAGAGCAAATTGGGGCACTGATTGGCATAAGTGACAAAACCTTGCGTAAATACTACGGAACAGAACTGGCGCTTGGGAAAGCCACAGCATCTGCTTCCATCGCTAAATCCCTGTTTAACAAAGCTCAGGCTGGGGACACTACCGCAATGATTTGGTGGACAAAAGCCCAGATGGGTTGGGGCGAGACGAACACGACTAAGATAGCAAACCCAGACGGCTCGGCAATTGAAGGCTTCCAAATAGTCTTTAAAGACGGCAACCATGAATCTAGCGCAAGTTGAATTTCCTGTAAAACTACAATGCCTGTTCAAAAAGAGCAGATACAAAGTTTTATGGGGAGGCAGAGGAGGAGCAAAGTCTTGGGGAATAGCACGGGCTTTGCTTATCTTAGGCACTAAATCAACCCTGCGAATACTTTGCGCCCGTGAATTTCAAACGTCAATCAAAGATTCAGTACATAAACTATTGAGCGATCAAGTCATTGCTTTGGGATTGACAGAGTTTTACGATGTAATTGACAGAACGATTCGGGGCAAAAACGGCACAGAATTTAACTTTGTTGGCTTAAAAAATAACGTAGCCAACGTCAAATCATACGAAGGCGTTGATATTTGCTGGGTAGAGGAAGCACAAAGCGTATCGTCTAGAAGCTGGGAAGTGTTAGTCCCGACAATTCGTAAGGAAGGCTCAGAGATATGGGTATCGTTTAACCCAGAGCTTGAATCAGATGCCACTTATCAGCGTTTTATTGTTCACGCGCCTGAAAACGCCCTAGTACAAAAGATCAACTGGTCAGACAACCCGTGGTTTCCTGAAACGCTAAACATGGAGCGTATGACGTTAAAAAGCCGTGACCCAGAGGCTTACAACACGGTTTGGGAAGGTTTATGCCGTCAAACTGTGGACGGAGCGGTGTTTGCCCGTGAAATACAAAGTGCCGAACTAGAGGAAAGAATCACTAAAGTCAGATACGACCCAACCAAACCAGTTCATGCGGTTTTTGACCTTGGCTGGGCTGATTCGACAAGTATTTGGTTTGTTCAGTTCATAGCTCAGGAAATTAGGCTAATTCGTTACGTTGAGGACAACCAGCAGACAGTTAGCCATTATTTGTCATTGATGCAGACTTTCGGGTATATTTACGACACACTATGGCTACCGCACGATGCCGAGAATAAGACTTTGGCAGCTAACGGTCGGTCTATACAGGAGATTGTCAAAAATGCCGGATTTAAGACCAAAATCATCCCAAGAACATCAATTGCAGACTCCATCAACGCAGCCAGAACCATCTTCAGAAACTGCTGGTTTGACCGGGACAACTGTTATGACGGACTGCAATGCCTTAGACACTACCGTTACGAAGTTGACCCAGACACTAAGCAATTCTCCAAAAACCCGTTACACGATCAATATTCTCACGGTGCCGATGCGTTCAGAATGATTGCTTTGGGTGTACAAGAGACTAGGCAAACCAAACAAAAGAGGGTAAACTATAATTCATTTGGTCAACCGCTTTCATGGATGGGCTAATGGCATCACAATACAACGACATGGACGATTACGATCCGATCATTGAGGAAGCTAAACAGTTCCTTAAATTAGCCAATGATGCGGACACAATGAATAGGCAAGAAGCCTTAGAGGATATGAAGTTTGCCTCAGGTGGCGATCAATGGCCTATAGAGCTTCAAAATTCCCGTAACCTAGAATCCCGTCCTGTTGTCACTATTAATAAGCTAGACGGATATTGCCGTCAAGTAACCAACCAGCAACGTCAGCAGCGCCCCAGAATAAGGGTTCATGCGACTAATACAGTTCAAGACGCAGCGGACGCTAAAGTCGTTCAGGGAATGATTAGACACATTGAGGTAAATTCAAATGCTGATAATGCTTATGATAATGCTTACAATTATGCTGTACGGATGGGTTGGGGATATATACGAGTTGACCATAGATATGTAAGGGAAGACTCTTTCGATCAAGAGATTTACATTGATCCTATTGACAATCCGTTCACCGTTTACATGGACCCCAACTCAATCGCAGTTGACGGGTCAGATCAGGAAAGATGCCTAATTACCACAATGATTCCAAAATCTACGTTCAGGGAAATGTATCCTGATGCAGATGAGACATCATTTTTACCCCGAGGCACAGGCGATTCTCAATCTGAATGGATTACCAAAGAAGATATCAGGATTGCCGAATACTTCTACACAGTTCGGGAAAAAGCCACTTTATATCAATTGTCTGACGGGTCATCAAGATTCGCAGATGGCAAGGATTTCTTTGAGCGCATTGAATTAGCAGGCTTACAAATCCTAAATGAACGTCAATCCGTTAAAAAGACGATTAAATGGAAGAAACTCACCGCTATTCAGGTTTTAGAAGAACGTGATTGGGCTGGGTATTACATTCCAATCGTGCCTGTTTACGGTCGGCATGTTGTCATCGGAGACAAGCGTAAGAAATTTGGTATGGTTCGCCATGCTAAAGACAGTCAAAGACTATACAACTATTGGATTACGTCACTAACCGAGTCTGTTGCCCTAGCTCCTAAAGCTAAATGGGTGATGGCAGAGGGTCAAGACGAAGGTCATGAGTTGGACTGGGCTGCTGCAAACATTAAGTCAATGGCTGTTTTGCGCTATAAACAGACCGATATTGACGGAAACCCTGCGCCACCACCGATTAGACTTCAACCCGAACCTCCTCCAGCTGGGGTTATGGCTGCGGCGCAAGAGATTAACAACGACATGGCAACGATTATTGGAATTTACGATCCAAGCCAACAATTGCCCGGAAATATGTCTGGTAAAGCGTTAAATGGTCAGCAAATGCAAGTTGACCTGACAAACTTTGACCTTTACGACAATCTTACAAAGTCAATGTGTCACGTTGGAAAAATCATTCTTGATCTGATTCCCAAGATTTACGATGTCCAAAGGATGATGAGGATTATTGGGGATGACGGCAGACCTGAGCTATTGACAATTAATGAGCGAGATGCGGTTGGACGGGTTAAAAATGACGTAACTGTGGGTCAATATGACGTGGTTATGGAAACTGGACCGGGTTACAACTCCAAGCGTCAAGAAGCGGTTGATGCGATGATGCCTTTACTTGCTAAACCAGAGCTATTTAACGTTGCTGGGGACTTGGTGTTCAGGAATATGGACTTCCCCGGTGCTGAAACCATTGCCGATAGACTTGCTGCAATGAACCCACTTAGCCAGATTGACGAACATTCTGAGATTCCACCACAGGCTCAGATGATGATTAAGCAAGCGCAGGCACAAGTTCAGCAGATGCAACAACAAATGCAGGCTATGCAGTTGGCTATGCAGCAAAGGTCTGACATTGAGCAAGTCAAGCAGGACAATGAGACCAAACGTGAACTTATGCGCCAAACTGCTAAGGCACACGACATTGAGATGCGAGACGCAGAGCGTAAGTACGTTGCCGAGCTTAAT